GAAGTATCCGCGTTACTAGCCCATTTTGCCGCAAGCCCAGCTGATACTCCTGCTGCTGTGGCGGCGACCCCTGCTATTCCCGCTGCTGTTTCCGCCGCTCCCGCCGCTGCCGCTGCCGCCGCTGCCTCTACTCCTGCTGCTGCTGCTGCTGCTATCGCCGCCAAGGAAGCTATTCCTGCTACTGTAGCCGCTCCTTCGGCAATACCAGCTGACGTTGACGCGGCGGCAGCAGATATTGAAGCCTCTCCTGCATCAGCTTTAGCGTCTGCTGCGGCGCTCTTTGCCTCGGTAGCAGCTTCTTTAGCTTCTTTTACCGCTTCTTTTACCTCTTCTGCTGTTGCGTAATCTTCGCCCTTAACAGCAATAGCAATAACGCCATCCGCTACGGTTTTAAGTATACCCGGCCCTCCTTCTAACATATTCAATGCTTGCGCGTGTTTAAATGTGTTAGGGTCTGGGAACTTCTGCAAAATAAACGTTGCTTCGTTGTCGACCCCGCTATTTTTAAAGGTCAAGGTAGTACTACCTTCGTCATCAGTCAAACCTAGCACTTGCCCTGGTTCGCCGTTTTTAGATGGTAAGGTCCATAATATTTTAGTATCTGGTGGTAGTACCTTTTCTGATTGAAAACCAGTGTAATTTGTAAAACTAGCCCCTTTTCTATCTGGGTGTGGGTCTTCATCGTACAAATATAGTCCGAAACCTTCGATTTTAAAATTAGTTGAAATAGATTCAACGCCCGTGATTATCTTTTTACAAGTAATTTGACTCTCGGCGGTGAGTGTGCCTATTCCAGACATAATGTCTTTCATTTCTTTATCTTCGAGTCTTTCGATATGTACGGTAGTTGTGACTAATTGCGTTGTTTTGTCTTGTATCCATACGGGGACATTGCCAGCTATTGTTGGCGAAGCCTCTATATCTGTTGATACATTACCGTAATCTCTGCCTAGCGTGGCAAATCTAATAATACCTTTCTCTTCACTCGCTGTGCTATTGTCTACAAACAGCAACCCCATATCCGCTCTATCTGCTGGCGGCTCTGGTGGAGGTTCTACGGTTTTTAACTCATCTAACGCTTGAGCTTTTTCGAAAGTAAAAGATGAGTCTATATCATATGTTTTTAAAAAAGGCTGTATCTCTGGAGCGTACATGAGTGGATTCGTCCAATCCCAATTAACTTTCTTGCTCGTCATGACAATACCAGCAGCTTTTTTAAAGCAAGTATATAATTTCGCTACTCTAATCATAAGCATAGCAAAACCATTGGTGTAGGTTACTCCTTGCGTAATCGGTAAAGGGCCTGGCGCTAAATCTGTGATATAAGCCTGTGGTAGCCATGGTCCATTAAACATTAAAAAGTAATCTACGGCGCTAGTTGGGTCGAATGTGGGATTAGGGATGGGGACGAAATCCAAAGAAAATGGTACTGGAAATTTTGCTACCCCCAAGCCATCTAAGTAATTATAATCAATTTTAGCTTTTGTACTTACAACACCAGCTCCGCCTTTAAGCATAAGCCCATCGTCTAGCGCATTTAATGCTTGCGCTTTAGGTAAGCTAGTGTTCGGGGTTTGCAAAATATAAGTGGCATCAGCTGGAGCATAAGAACCTTGCTCGATAAAAGATAATACTCCTTTGCCATCGGTGGATAATACTTGTCCTTTTGAACCATCAACTAACGGCAACGTATAAACAGTATTTTTTGCTAGATTACCAACTTGAAATTCTACATAATAATTTTCAGAAGATATTGAAGAGGAACTTAACCAGCGTATTTTTTTTACCACCGCTAAATCAGTATCTACTGATTGCGAATATACATTAGAAAAATTACCTATCCCACTTTGAATTTTCTTACTGAGGATATTTAGAATACTAGCGTTATTCGCTTGGACTTTTTGTATATTTAAAAAGTTTGTCTTGTTATCAAAAGTAACGGTAGTGCTACCATCTATATTTTGAACAATATTAAAGTTTATTTTCGGAGCGCACGTTGTCATTTTTTTTGCTCTCTAAATTTACGCGCATTACGCTCTCGAGGTTGGAACATTTTTCTAAAAGTAAAGTACGATAATCATCCGCGCCTTTAGGTTTTACTTTGAAAGCGCGCCATGTCTGATACGCTAAAAAAAAGACTGGCTGTACCAAACTAGCCCATTTTTCTACGAAAGTAATATCCGAATAATCCGCATTGTCACATTCTTGGCAATTGATTGGATTCAAAGGTATATTATCCGTATAGTTATAAGTAGTCATGTTGTGTAAAGGTAGGCACTGCCAACCATTGCTGGCAGCTGGATTATCTTCTGTCGAAGGATAATTCTTTAAAACTATTTTATAACCACCTTCGTAATATAAAATAGTATATTGCTTGGTAAAACCGCCCTGGGGGTTGATATTACCCCCAAAGTCATAAGGCGTGATATAATCATGAGTCATGGATATATCTAAGTTCATTAAGCACCTTTTGCACAAAAGACACCGTTCGCTGTAAACGGCATAAAGCTATAAGCCCCTACGCAACTGATTTTAACAGTTTTTGTATTTGGGTCTGTTGTCATATCCATTTTAAACGGCATTCTATCGTAATACATTAAAGTATTAGGAATATCAGTTGTAATAAAATAGTTAGACGGACTAGTTAAGAAGTTATTAGCTCTATAACCACCAGAAATTGCTTTCAAATTGTAAATAGCGCTAATATCGTTATTAGCTGTGCCGGTACGGTACATACTTTTTAACAAACGGCAACCGCTAAATTCTAAGTTTGTAGGCAGTAGCAAATATTTCGCTTTTGCGTTGATAAGCATACCCGCTTGGTCTTTGAATTTACCTATTTGAATCAAAGCTTGTTCAATAGCCGTTTCCGAGAAGTCCACTGTAGCTACAGTGCCATCTGCATTAACAAAAGTATTAGCATAAGAACCGCCTACATAAGGATGGTCTGTTGCTGCCAAAGATTTACCATCTCCGATTTTAACAGTTGGATTAAACGCTTGATTAAAAACGTTCATTGCCATTACTTCTTGTGTTTGCTGATATGAATTAGCTAATCCAGGAGCTTTAACATTAAATTCTGATGGATATAGATTGTTCTCTATAGCCCAATCAGTAATAGCAAAGCTTAAGCCAAATTGACGATTCACAGAAACGTACTTATAAGTAGTCTCCATGTAATCAGAAGCAGTTTGTTCTCCCTCTGGTTTGAGCATAGCATAACCAGTATTTTTAGAGTCCACGCAAACTTCTTGCGCCATTGTTGATTTGTAATGTGTAAAGAATGGTGTAAATTCATTTTTATAACGTTTGTAGTCTAAACCTACTTTACGTATACCAGGCCATAATAGCGGATAAATAGCACCTGAGGTAACAATATTAGACATAATAATCTATTCCTTTTTAATTTTTAAAATTTATGCTGCGAAAACTATTCCACCAGTACCAGATTTATAAACATGATTATTTATAACCCCATATACTGTAACAAACGGCATATCTACGCCTGGCACTAAGTCATTAAGCGCTTTCGCTAATTGAGCGTTTGTAGCCCCTGTTAACCCTAGATTTTGCGGTTCTACTATTCCTAGAACTTTAAAGTTAGCTAAAGGAAAACCTTCTTCCGCCACAGTAGAGCGAGAGCTAGCAAATAATGAGGTAGCATCTAAATAATAAGCAGATGTTCCAATTTCATTATCACCAGTTCTTGGGTTTCTAGTTGCGTAGTTAGCATAAGGTGGGTTTTGGTTTATAGCGGCCGCTCCAGCAACTCGTAATGTTCCGTTCAAATTAATATAAGAATTAAGGAATACAGCGTGTGCAAAATTATCGTCCGAAGTAGATACTTGCACTTGCAAGATCACGTGCGGATCTATATTGACCTTTGCGGTAATAGAAGTAATGTCATCTACTGGAATTGAGCCAGCGCTCCAAAACGGAAATTTATTAGTGTATATATTATTTGGAGAAGTATATTCTACTGATAACAAATAACCTAATATAGGAGCTTCTGCTGCGGCAGCTAATGACAAAGCAGAAAGCGGGATAATAGTCCCTGGTGTACCCACCATTGCATTAGTACCTGTGTCGAATTGCGCCATAGTCACTGGGTCACCTGCGTAAATAGTAGGGCAAGCTCTATCGATTTTAAAAGTTTGTATTTTGGTAATATCACCATTGCCAGATAGATTCTGATATGGGCTTAAACCAAAAGGGGTGTTCATTCCGCCAGACATATTGGTTTCTCTTTTTGTAATTGAATTAAAATTGTATTTGGTATTAAGAACTCATTTTATAGTCTTGGCTTGACGGTAGCGATTGTCGTGCGCTTACACGGTAAATTTGCTCTTACTATCTACAAAGAACGCTCATTTTATAGTCTTGGCTTGACTAATATTATATATTAACAACAATAATATTTATTGTCAATAGCGTTTACATAACTCGTGAGCCCAGTTTGTGAAAAGATTGCAATAGATACGCCAGACTTTGGAGCGCATAAATTACCTTGTAAGTCTATACACGATATACTGATTGACCCCGCTAACTTTATGGTCGTATATACCAAATAAGGAGCGCCGAATCCTCCACCTGGTTGCATGGACAAACTAAGCGTTGGAACATATGTAGCGCTTTTAAAAGGATTGGTAAATGTGATTACATAATTCCCTTTACTGCCAGTAATCGATTTAATATTTACTTGATCCTGTATTGTTATTGACGAATCGCATCCCGTGCCATTGTCTAAAAAGTATGCAAAAGCTTGAGCGTGTCCTTCGATAAACGAGCTACCAGTGGCGCTTATAGAGCCTGGTATAGTAACATTGCCATTGACATCAATCGTCATCTTGTTCAAGGTCAAAACTTGAGTCGTTGAACCCGTGCTAATATTCATTCCGTTAGGGGCGGTAATAGTATTGCTATTGATTTTTGTTGTTCCGATAGCTATTGAGCTTAACTCTTTTAACTCTGTATTTAAATCAATAATCGGAGAATTTGCGCCACCTTTTGCATTGGTTACGTTGATATTTTGACCTTCTTGAATCGCTACAGTATTATAGGATAAAGCCCCATTGCTATCTTTGAATACAGAAATTAAACCATCGTCTGTATCTTTAAGCAAAAGCAAGTTAGAGATAGATTTGTTTGCTGTAAAGTTTACAGTACCACCTGGTGCGTTAATAGTTGGATTCTCAGCGCCAGTATCATTAGTAACAACTACGGAACCATCTAAACCTTTGGCTGTCAAACTTATTATACCAGACGCTCCGCCTCCGAATGGTATAATACACCAAGTGCCATTAGCATCATCGTTTTTTGTCAAATATACCGAAATGATTGCTCCAGGCTGTATATGATAATCACCTGCTGCGCCAGTGGGATTACCACCGCCGTACGTTTGCAATAAACAAGGCAACGTTCCTATATTATTAAATATAGCGTTATTCCCAGTCGCTCCCTCACTTGCAATAGGAAGAGCTAAACCTGGGTTTTTACTATCGGGCTTAACTACTAAATTATTAAAACTAGCAATAGTTAAGCCGCCGCTAAACGGCAAAACCCAAGATAATGAAATAGGACCGTTTACATCTATCAACTGATAAGACATTGTTTATTCCGAAAATGGTGATTCAATATTTCTAACTTTGCCACTTGTGTTTTGTATATTAGGTATACAAGCTTTCACTTTTTCGTAGCTTTCTTTTCTCACGCGATTATCTACTGCCTCACGGTGTTTGATAGGTCTTTTCATATATACCAAATCTCCTGTAGTAATACGGTCTGGTCTGTCCCTGTCCATAAAAATATCAGAATACCCAGTAACAGATGAAGGGTCGACAAAACTATAACCTTCTAATCTTTTGGACATAATCCTTGAGGAATCATTTAAAACAAAAGCATACTCATTATCTGAATCGCTAATTTGTGATGTTATCACTGCAAACGGATTAGTAGAATCAGAAAAATTTACATCAAAGTTTTCAGCTTCCCAGTCATGTTCTCTAATATCTTTTCTTTCTCTTTCTACGCTTTCAAATTGTTTTCTTGCCATAATTTTATACCTTATGTTGTTTAACGTTTTGTTCTATATTCGGCTGGCATTGTAGCTTGTAGCTCTTTGTATTCTTTAGCTGTCATACCTAAACCATTCGCTATTTTCATTTCGTCAGGAGATAATGCAACTGTTTTATGCCCAGTATTTGCACTAACTTTATTTCTAGTATTCACGCTATATCCCTTTAAGTTACTCGGTGTTTCGTTTTTATAAAATTCTACAAACTCATCTATTTTATCAAAATATTCTCTACTACCTTTTAGATGCTCTGCGCCTTGAGAAGATAAATAATTATTGATTTTTTCTACTTCGTTAATCACTAATTCAGCAAGTCTAGGATCGTAATATGGGGATTTTTGATTTAAATCTGGATTCTCCATCAACCATTGATTTGCTAAGCGTTCTTTTTCAGCTTCTTGCTTCGCTGTTTCTCTGCTCGTCCTAGCTACGCTGTCCTCTTCTTGTAGTTTAGCATATTCTCGATCTCGTTGAAAACTAGAAATAGTCCTTTCCGCTTCTCTATAATCGTTTAAAGCTAAATTGTAGTTAGCGCTTGCAGTGGTAATGTCATCTACTGTACCTTGTTTTAAAGCTTGCTTGTAAAGGTCTTCTGCGTTTTTCAATTGGCTTAAAGTGTTAGAACCATAATTATAAAGGTTCTGGTCATTAACTTTGTTAAACTCTTGCTCTTTCTGTTGCAAAGCAAGCAACAACTCCGCATTCTTGCGCTCTAGTTCTCTGCTATGTTCTTTTAGAGCTTTGACTTTGTTCCAACGTTTAGGTTTCACGGCCTCGGCTTCTTCCGCTACTTCCTCTTGAGGCTCATCTGCGCTACGCTCTTCTTCTTGAGGTTCGTCCGTTGCGTCACTTCCTTGTTCGTACTGCTCGTCATCATCCAGTTGCTCTGCTGGTGATTCTTCGATCAAGTACTTTTCTTTTTCTTCCATGCTCATTCTCCTATTTAATTAGTTAAAACTTATCTGGGCTGTCAACAACTAATCTGATTTTATTATCTTCCGTGATAACGTACGGCATACCATCATAATTACCTTGCGTACAAGTTGCCCTATTAAACTGTACCCAATCACCAACTTTAGCATAAGCGCCATTTGGAAAATATTTACCTTGAAAAGCTTCTGAACCAAGTTTAATAAGCATACCTACTGATGACGAATACTCCGCCTCTGTATCTCTGTATATGTCAGGGATAATAATTCCGCCTTGGCTAACCGCTTCTATTAAAGGCTTATAGATTGCAATTAAAGCATATATCCCAGGAACGATTAACTTATCAAATCTACTGATATATTCGTCCTTGTCAAAATTAGATAAGTCTATACCTTCAAATACTTTTTTATTTTTCTTCGCATAAGTAATCATGTTTAACTCTCCTTTATAAATTTAGCAAGTTCTTTTAAAGCGTGTACTTTGCCTAAAAAGTATCTGTAGTCATCATGGTTTCTTACTCCGCCACCAACGATAATTTCCATTTCTTTTTTTAGCCTTCTTTCCAATTCTAACTCGAGCATAGCATGATAACTGCTATAGCTATAAGAAGTTGAATTTTTTCCTTTCATTTATTTTCTTCCCATTGGTGGTTTTTTTGGTACACCGTCTTCTGTCGATTGACCATGACGAATCTTAGCCACGCCACCCATTGCAAACTTACGCAATGTTAACGGTTTCTTTTCTCCGTCCTTTCCGTCTCTTATAGTTTTACGCATTGATTAACCCATTCTTTAAAGTTTCATTTTCTAATTCTAAGTCGGCTAAGCGTTCTAGTAGTTCGCTTTTCTCCTGCCGTTGTTGTATTTCAAGAGTTTCTACTTGTTTACGCCATTCTAATTCTTTCTCTTGTAGCTGTATCTTTTCTAACTCAAAATCTCTTTTAAGTCTAGTGTTTTCGATCTCGTGCGCAATCTTTTCTCTTTGCAAGTCTAATTGCAACTGGGTTTTATATCCGTCACCCTCTAGCTTCATCGTCTCGATTCTTTCTTTAGCCTCTACCTCCGCTGTCCTTTGTTGTATATCAAGCATTTGCAATTGCGCTGGACTCATTCCTTGCTCCATTTCTTCTGGTGGTAGCTCTGGTTGTTGAGTCGCTGGGTCTATTAAGATACTATCTATATCTGTCACCCCTAAAGCTTCGTACATATTTTTTAATACGTTATACATATTGTGCATTTGCGGCGCAGATTCTGCCATCTTAATAACCGTTTCGGCTTTAATAATTCTTTGAGTTGTCGACTCAATAGACGGCTCGCTTGTTAAAGTTATGTTCTTAGGCTCTACTATGTCGTAATAATCGATAGGAAAGTTAAAGTGCTTATATAACAATCTTATTTCTTCCGAAAAGCTGTTGTGTATCGTTTGTAGCACAGTAGATTGCATTCTGTGATTCACTTCTAACGCCGCAAGAGTTGTTCCCACAGGCGCGTTATTCATGTCATTATCAGCGGTGATTTCAGTAGTGCCAGATAACTGTTGCATTTGCGCCGTTAGCATTTGGCTAATCTCTAGCATAACAGGTGACGCTCCCTGGAACGGAAACGGCATGATAGAATCTCTTATCGGATTAAGAGCATTGTCTACAGGGATAAAAGAACCTGGTATGATATTCAGATTATTATTTAGATTCTCAGCTCCAGACGCATAAACACCACCAGGGAAATTTTGATGAATCCCTGCATCAATTATCATTCTTAAAATTTTTGTTTGAGCGATTGCGTTCCCACCAAGCAACTTAGCAAGTCCTAGGCTATACAAACTAAAGTTTGGAAATAAACTATAATGAACAAAACAATTGATACGTTTCTTTTCCTCGTCTTCTTCGTTCCAGTTCGGCAAAATAGAAACTATCTTATTTGTATCTACGCACATTGTGACAATGTAAGGCAAAGGTAATTCGTTTAAAGTCAGCGTACCTGTCGCTATCTCATTCTTGAAAAAGCTTTTTAAGTCGAGATACACGTGTGTTTCGTAAAAATCAAAGTTGCTTTTGTCGCTATATACAGATAAATCTACATCTGCATCTTTTGCATCATCAGAACCGTTAACTAGGTCATCTTTACTTGCGTTAACATAAGTTAGCTCAGGGTCTGTAAATCTACCAGATGTTTGTGCTAATATGATTTCGCGTTTAGATAAATGCAGCACATGAGTTAAACGGTTAGATTCTTCTATGCTACTTGAATCATTATCAATTAGAAAGTCCTCAGGCTTTATAAAGCGTGTGACTGGTCTTTTGAGAAATGGGTCAAAGTATATTTTTCTAGTAATACAGCCATAAAAAACTAGATAGAACAAAAACTTATCGTAGTCAGGGTAAAAGCCCACATCTTCTGTAGTTAAAAATTCATTCAGTATATCTTTTACAAAGTTAGCTTTTTCGATATAGTCCTCTGAATTGTTAATATCAAAGTCTGCGCCCACTGGTCCGCCACGTGGTAATATTTGCCCTCTAATTAAGCACCATAACTTAAGTACGCAAGTAGCAAGTGTTGAGTCGTAAGTTTGGAAATTGTATTTTACTATATCTGAAACCAATTGATTAATATCTTTGTTAGCAATATTTTCAAAAGAAAAGCCTAGATAAGGCTTTATATCTTCTATCTCATCTAGCCATTGCTTACGTGATTCCTTATCCTCATCGATAACTTTCTTTAGATAATAAGACAAGCTACTTAAAACATCGGCTGGTAATTTTTTAGCTAAATTCAAATCATCGCTCATTGTACATCCTTTGTCGGTTTAGTTTTGTGTTTACGCTCTTCATATTCGATAAATTCTTTGGCTGCTTCCTCTGTGACTTCTTCCGCCACTTCTTCTACTATCATAGTGCCAGCAGCGCATCCGTTGAGCAAGAATAACAACATACTACAAATAAATATATACATAATTAACTACCTTCTCTCTTTTTTTTAGCGGTTGGATATAAAGCTCTTCCATCTACAAGATATTGCAATGCTTGACTCATCGTGTCAATAAAATCATTACTTTCTGCGTTTGGAAACAATACAGCGTGTTCTATAAATTCATCACCCCATGATAAAAATTTATCTTGGTCTTTTAGACTTGTAGGTATCAACACATAGCCACCCTCTAACAAATGGGAGATACGTTGTACTCTACTTTCTTTATCGCCTTTTGGCTGATAACCAATCGCAGTGATTCCAGCCATTTTTAAATCTCGAATTAAAGGATCGCCTGTCGCTTTAGCTTCGATTAAAATTTTATCGCATCGTCTATGTGTCGCTGTTTCCTCTTCTCCTGTATCGTGATAATCTTTAAACAATCTTTGCGCTCTTTTTCTTAATTCAGGATAAAGCACTCTACCACGCCACGTAGACAATAATATCACTCTTTTTATATCGTCCTCATCTACGAACACGCCCCATGTAGTACAAGCGGAATAAGCAGATGTTGGTTTATCTGATATAGCTGTATCCCAGGACTGCACTATCAATGTAAATTCAGGATATTTCTTGCGTTGGTATTTAACGAACCAATCACGTTTAATTATTCCGCCTGTAGTCGGTGATGGTCGTTGTTGTAACTGCCCTGCTATTGCATATTCAGAACCTAGTTCACGCTTTAAGCTCGCAAGTTCCTTTTGTCCTATATGTTCTTGCCACAGAAGCTCGCCCTCTTCTGTGCGCCAATCACAACCAACGGATGTAACGCAACGCCTCGAGCTTTCAAACTCCATAGGCAATACCAACACTTCCCAATCTTTCGCTGTGTTGTTAGCGATAATATAACCACTCATATCTCTTTCGTGCAAGCGTTGTTGTACAAGCATATTGCAATCGTTTTTCTTATCGTTCAATCTTGTTGACCACGCCTTGGTATACCATTCAATCGTTGATTCTCGATTCTTTTTGCTATCGATTCCATTTGTGCTATTAGGGTCGTCAGCAACTAAGATTGACGCACCCTCGCCTACAACACTACCGTTCACGCTTGTTGCAATACGATAACCAAATTTGTCATTGTCGAATCGACCCTTTGCGTTTTGGTCTCTCATCAATGAGAAACTGTCGCCGAATAGTTCTTTATACCACGGTGATTCTATTAGTCTACGCGTAGCAAGTGAATGCTTAATCGAGAGTGATTGCGTACAAGACGCATACATAAATTTTTCTTGCGGTGAATGAGTCCAAACCCAAGCTGGATATGCAATTGAAAGTAAAGAAGTTTTACCAGTTCTTGGCGGAAGATTAATAAGAAGATTTTTAATTTGTCGTTTCTGCAACGCTTCTAGATGTTCGCACAGTAGATATATATGACGACCTAGCTTGAGAGGAGTTGCCCCCTCTATATGTTCCCAAGCAGCTTTGAAGAACTCGAGAAACGATTGCTTGTA